GAAATACTCACTCAAATGGAGATACCTTATACGCTCGCAAAGTCGCCATTAAATATGATTGATCTTGGCAAATACGGTCAAATAATTTTCAGGTCTATGGATAACATCAATAGAATTATCGGCTATGAACACGCTGATGCTGACATTGATGAGCTTGATACTTTAAAAGCTGTCGATGCTGCTGCTGCTTTTAGGGCTGTCATGGCTCGAAACAGGCAAGTAAAGGCAAGCGGTGAACCCAATACAATAGGCGTTACAACGACACCTGAAGGCTTTAAATTCGTTTACCAAACGTGGAAGAAATCACCNAAAGCTGGTTATGAGATCATCCAAGCACCCACTGAATCTAACCCACATTTACCAGACGACTACGTTCAAAGCCTTAAAGATATTTATCCCAGCCAGATGCTTGCTGCTTATTTGCGCGGTGAGTTTGTTAACCTAACTCAAGGCACTGTTTATTCTTCATACAATAGAGAAGCCAACAATAGCCAAGAGCAGGTCGAATCTGACGATCAAGTATTGATTGGAATGGATTTNAATGTAACCAATATGAGTGCNGTGGTTTACGTTGAGCGGGGCAAGACCTATCATGCNGTTGATGAATTAGTTGGCGTATACGACACTCCAGCAATGATAAAGATTATTCAAGAACAGTTTGAAGGTCACAGCATAGCGATATACCCTGATGCTAGTGGCCGCAGCAGAAAGACTGTTGATGCAAGTGTAAGTGACATTACATTGCTAGAAAGTGCTGGATTTGCTGTTAGGGCTAATCGTAGAAATCCATTTGTAAAGGATCGGGTGATGGCTGCTAATGCTGCTTTTGAGGCAAAGCGAGTAATGGTAAACTCTGACAAATGCCCTGAGTTGGCTGGTAATTTAGAACAACTCAGCTATGATGCGAATGGCGCACCCGATAAGACATCAAATATAGATCACTTACCTGACGCAGCTACATATCCAATTGCTTATGAGATGCCAATACTTAAAACAGCAAGTGCAGCTATTAAATTTAATTTTTAGAGGTTTTTATGCCAGTTGAGAGCCAACATCCTGAATACTCAAAGCACTTGAAGGAGTGGATTAAAGTATTTGATTGCTGCGAAGGTCAGCGAGCTATTAAAGAAAAGGAAACAATATATTTGCCATTGATGGAGGGCGTAGCAAAAATAGATGCTCGATATAAAAACTATTTGGAGCGAGCAGTTTTTGTCAATTACACTGGTCGAACTAAAGATGGGCTATTGGGTGCGCTTTTTAGAAAAGATGCTGAGGTAGAGATACCTGATGAGTTAAAGTATTTGTTAACCAATGCTGACGGTTCAGGCGAGTCATTAGAGAGTCTTTCCAAAGATATATCCAGTGAGGTAATAAGCAAGGGCAGACATTTACTGTTAGTTGATTTTCCGCAAATTGAAAATGAATTAACCCTTGAGCAGCAAAAGATAATAAATCCGCAAGCAGCCATAAATAGATACGTTTGCGAAAATGTTATTAACTGGCGAGTTGGCTCTATAGGCGGCAAAAATATAATTGACTTAATTGTTTTACGAGAAGAATACGACTCAAATGATGATGAATTCGAGTTTAGCAGTGAATATCAGTATAGAGTTTTGAGATTAAGACATAACGTTTACACGCAACAAGTTTATCGAGAAGGTAAGCCCGTAACTGAAGAAATTGCTCCAAAAAAATCAGACGGTAGTTATTTTAGTGAGATTCCTGCTATTTTTATAGGTAGCGAAAACAACGATGCATCCGTAGATATTTCACCATTGGCTGATATTGCTAACGTTAATTTAGCTCATTATAGGAATTCTGCTGATCTTGAAGAAAACTGCTTTGTTCATGGTCAGCTTACTTTGGGTATTGCTAGTCAAATGTCTCCTACACAATTTAAAGAAGCTAATCCGAACGGTATTACAGTGGGCGCGATGTCAGGTCATTTCTTGGGTGAAGGTGGCAGTTTCACAAGTGTTCAGGCCAGCGAGAATCAGCTTGCAGATAATCTAATGGCTAGAAAAGAAGAACAAATGCGGAAGCTAGGTGCTCGTATGATAGTCATAGGCAGCATGGAAGGCACTAAACAAACAGCAACGCAAAGCAAGATAGATGCAACGGGTGAAAGTTCTATGCTAAGTACAATCGCTGATAATGTTAGTGAAGGCATAAGCAAGGCTATTGAGTGGTGCGGTGAATTCATGGGAGTTAATGCTTCTGAATCTGTTTACCAAGTCAATAAGAAATTCTTTGATGACGAAGCGAATCCGCAAATGCTTATGGCGGCCATGCAGTTAAATGATCGCGGAATTGTAGCTAAGTCTGATCTGCAAGACTTAGCACGATTACAGGGAATTGTTAATCCAGTTAGGACTAATGAAGAAATTGACGGTGAAGTTGAAACTTCTCAACCATTGCCGATATTAGAGCCAGTGCAACCATTTAACGAATGAGCTTAGAAGATCAGGCAACAAGGCATCAGGTATTCTTGCAGCGATATGCAGCGGGTGTTTCAAAGCGATACTCAGCACAACTTCTAGCTACTTATGACCGAGTCATTAGGCGGTTGGAAAAATCTAATGGTTTTGCTGATGAAGGCATTGCTAGGCTCACCATACTAAAATATGACATAGAGCAGTTAATAAACAACGCATACTCGCTGGCTAAAACTGAGCTTATCCTTGAAATGAACAAACTAGCTGAAGCGGAAGCCGTTTGGTCAGGTCAACTGTTGACGCAGAATAGTACGGCAGTTTCAGCGGTGATACCTGCTGCAACTCAGATTGAAGCTGCTTATATGGTTAAGACTTTCGAAGCAACCCCAAAAAGCAGAGTAAATTTAGAAACCACTTTGAACACGTTTGGCAGGGTTGGCTCTAATGCTATAAAGCAGGCTGTTGCTGATGGCATTATTATGGGTGACACTATAGATCAGGTTACTGACGCAATAAAAACAGAGCAGCGCATAGCAGGGCATAGGGCGAGGACAATAGCGCGAACAGCTACTAATCATGTAAGCAATGTAGCTAGAACAGAGTTATTCAAAGCTAATAGAGATATTACCGATTCTTACGAATGGTTAGCCACTTTAGATAGCAGAACAACTTTAACCTGTGCAGCAAGGGACGGTGAGATTTACCCAATAAGCGAAACTAGCCCGAAACCGCCAGCACACTTTAATTGTCGATCTACCACCATTCCAGTAATAAATCCTGAGTTTGATTTAGGCGGTGGCCCCAAAATAGACAGGCCAGCAAGGGGTTTAGAGAACAAAAAGCAAAAGGTGTCTGGGCAGACTACTTTTGGCGGTTGGTTAAAAAAACAACCAGCAGCGTTTCAAGATGAGTATTTTTCTAAATTTAAAAATGGAAAGATCAAAGCCAAGCTATTTAAAAAGGGTGGTTTGAAAATAGACAAATTCACCGATGCAGGTGGCGCGGAGTATTCTTTAGATCAACTCAAGGCTTTGAATCCGATAGAATTTGCAAAGGCAGATATTTGATGATATATAGGCGGCAGTCTGGGGCTAATCGTTACGGGGTAACAAATGTTAAAATTTAAGTTGGATGAAGGTGAGTTAGATTCGCTTGGTGATGACGTTAAGTCGTTATACGATGAGCAAGGTATTTTGAAGGTTGATGGTATTCCGAAAGAAGATGTAAGCGGCTTGAAGCGCAAGGTAGAAGAATTACTTAGCGAAAAAAAAACCGCTCAACAGAAAGCAGCAGAGGCAGAGGCACAGGCTAAATTTGAAGCTGAAGAAAAGCTAAAAAAGGCTAATGATTATGAGCAGTTATATGCAAGCTCTGAATCAGAAAGGCAAAAAGCAGCAGATGAGTTGAATGCGCTGAAAAATACCATTTCTAGGCAGCAGGTTGACACAGAGGCATTAAATTTAGCATCAAGTTTGACAAAAGACGTTGCAAGGGCTAAATTGCTATCTGAAAAGCTATCTTCTAGGCTTGCTTTAGTAGATGGTGAAACAAAAGTATTAGACGCTAATGGCAATTTGACCGTTAGCACGAAAGAAGAATTAGTGAGCCAGATTAAATTAGAATACCCATTTCTGATTGATGGTTCACAAGCTGCTGGGGGTGGCGCAACGGGAAGCGGTAGCGGGGCTGGTGATTCCAAAACGATAAGTCGAGCCGACTTTGAAGGTTTAGATCAGCTTAAACGATCACAATTCCTGAAAAGTGGAGGCAAGATTTTTGAATAATCTTATTGGAGCTTCACTTCATGGCAAACACACTAAACGATCTCGCAAATGACATCTATACTGCTGTTGACGTAGTTGGTCGAGAGCAAACTGGATATATCGCATCCGTATCACGCAACGCAGATACCGTAAGAGCCGCTAAAGGAGATACGGTTCGCGCTGGCTTCACTCAGGTTTCTTCATCGGTAGATGTTGCAGAAAGCCTTAATCTTCCTAATGTTGCCGACATACAAGTTGACAACAAAACCATGACGATCAGCAAGTCTAAAGCTGTTCAGATTGCGTTTACTGGCGAAGAAACAAAACACTTAGATAATGGCGTAGGTTACAGCACTGTATACGGTGATTTGATTGCCCAAGCCATGCGTAAGTTGAGCAATGAGATTGAATATGATCTCTATGTTGAGGCTGCAAAAAATGCCTCTCTTGCTTTTGGTACTGGCGGTACAAATGCTTTTGCAACCGACTTTGACAAAGTAGTTGATGCGCGACAAGCATTAGTTAATGCTGGCTGTCCACTAGATGACTTAAACATGGTTTTGAGTTCAGCGGCAGCGGCAGCGGCTCGCAAGCAAGATTTGGTAACCAAAGCCGATGTTGCAGGCAGTGATACAATGGTTCGCAACGGTATCTTGTTGCCGTTTTATGGTATCAATATCCGCGAAACTGGGCAGACTAACCTTGTAACAACAGGGGCTGACCAAGCTGGCGCAATCAATATGGCTGGCAATGCTGCTGTTGGAACTACAGCTTTAGTTGTGGATGGTTATACTGCTGCGCTTAATGCTGGTCAGGTCATTACTTTTGCTGGTGATACCACGAACAGTTATGTCGTAAACAGCGCAACAACTACTGCCATCAATTTGGCTGGTGGTTTAAAAGTGCAAGCTGATGATGACGATGTAATAACGGCTGACCCAGCGGCCAGTTACTCTCACAATGTCGTTTTTCACCGCAAAGCTGTTGAGTTAGCACTTCGCGCACCTGCATTACCTTCAGGTGGTGACTCTGCCGATGATGCAATCACTGTTCAAGACCCATTTAGCGGTTTAGTTTTTGAGGTTCGGACTTACCGAGGCTATCGCAAAAACATGATAGAGGTTGCAGCGGCTTGGGGTGTTAAGGCTTGGAAACCTGATTTCATCACATCGGTTCTTCACACTAGCTAAAACCTATCTTTTAAGGTTATGGGCGGCACTCTCTTAGAGGGGGTTGTCGCCTTTTTTTTAGGAGATTTTAAATGGCTTTAGTTATTGAAGATGGTACGGGCAGGTTAGATTCTACAAGCTACATAACCGTTGCTGAATATAATTCATTTTTGAATGCAAGATATATCGGAAGATCAGCTATATCTGACGCGCAAGCAGAAGCCTATATTTTGAGAGCTACGGATTATTTTGAAACTCTTAATTTTCAAGGCTTGAAGGATGACGAATATCAGGCTATGCAATGGCCGAGAGTTGGCGTTTTAATTGATAAATTTAGCATTGATGACAATGTCATTCCTGTAGAAGTTAAAAATGCTATTTATGAAATAGCATATGCTTATGAGCAGGGCTATGGAATTACAGACCCTGTTCCACGTGAAACAATTAGTGAATCGGTTGGTTCTCTTTCAGTAACTTATAAATCTAGCTCGGCAGATAGAACGCTTACACCTGCTGTAACCAATGCATTAGCCAAACTTACTATTCCAGCATCAAGGGTGGTGCGAGTGTGAGTGGGTTAAATTACCCTGCACTGGCTGCAACAGCTAAAAAGCTGATAACGGCTAATGGTCAGCCTGTTACTTTTAGGGCCAAATCAAGGGGTTCTTATAATCCTTCTGCTGGGCATACCTCGCAAACAGCCAGCACTTATACGGCACAAGTTGTAATGCTCGACACGCCAAAAGCAGAGCAGACCGAAGAAACCAAACAGTTTGAAATTCAAAACGCTATAGCAGACTCAATTACTGAGCCAAGCATAAGTGATACTGCTACGATAAACGGCAGGAATTACAGGGTTTTATCGGTCACTAAAATACAACCATCTACAACGGTTATTTATTATGAGCTTCAGTTCGCAAGTTAATAATTCAGTAGTGAAGATCAATAATCGTGCTGATAAGACAGTACGCACAACGCTGCTTGGAGTATTTAGTAACACCATTAGAGCAACGCCTGTTGATACTGGAAGGTTGAGGAATAATTGGTTTACGAGTACCAATGCACCTGTTGATAAAGAGCGCGGTCAGGCTCTCACCAAAAAAGGCAAGAAATCAAAAGCATCGAGTGATGCAACAGCAAACGCAAAAGACGTTACTAAAAAATTCCGCATGGGTGATGATGTATATTTTACGAACAATCTGCCTTATGCCTATATTATCGAGTTCGGAGGCATTGTAAGCGGCTCACGCAGACAGGGTAACTTTATGCTCACGCAAGCAGTGGCGAATGCCACAAGAGGCTCATAATGGGTGCTGGGACGGTTGATTATGGGCTAATTACTGAGCCTGTTGACGATGGCGTTTATTCAACTGGTGACGCTCCTACGCTTACAGATAGGACTTTTAAGAATATAAGGGTTTGCTTTGAAAGCCGCTTCAATCAATTAGATGCTATAACTAACAAATTCTTTGAAAATACTGAATTCGATTTAGCAACTTTAAACAAAGGCACTGATGGTTTAAGTTTTGCAACGGGGACATTGATACCGTTGAATACCGTTACATCGACAATGGGTGTAAATGGTCAAGACTTGCATGAAGGTATTTTCAGAGTAGACTACTATAATGAAGTTGGAGTTGGTGGTTACTCAGAGAGTGAGTTAGATTCTATTGCTAATATATTTGCTAGAGGCACTTCATTAGTAACGGGAACAACAACCGTCACAATTCGCAACGTATCTTTAGGCGTGGGGCGCAGAGAAGATGCTTTTTTTGTAAGGCCAATAGAGGTCGAATATTATGCGGTCACGCCCGCGAGGAGTTAAACAATGGGTATTGCAAGCGGTCAGAATACAACGCTTTACATACAAGAAGAAGGCACTTATGGAGATACTGCTACAGGTAACTACACTCAATTTCCTTTTAAAAGTGTATCTCTCACTTTAGCAAAAACAAACCATGAATCTATGATAATTACAGGCAGTCGTGAGGTGCATGATGTAATTATGGGTTCTCATAGTGTGACAGGTGATATTTCGTTTGATCTTGCTCACCAAGCATCTTACATTGAGGCAATTTCTGCTGTACTTGGTGACACAACTGCAAGCGGTGGAGCTTATTCAGTTGGCTCAGAAAGAAATTCTTATTGTATTTCTCAGAG